CTAAGCATACTAAGTTCGGTGACAATCTAGCGTTAGACACAGTTCATGATATTGAGAAACCTGTCAAACGCTTTATTAAGCTGGCTGACCTGAACAGGCTTGGTAAGAAGTTCTGGTATCTAATGGGTATCGTTTCTATTTTTATGCTTGATCAATTTAGCTCACAGTGGACAACCCTTGTGGCTTATCAAAAGTTCAACCTACCCGTTCAATACGTTCCACTGATCAGCATGGTATTTTGCATATCATATTGTCTTTCATCTTATCCTGTAGGCTTGCTATCCGATAAGATAGGACGCTTTAAGATACTGCTTACCGGAATTACCGTATTAATGATTGCTGATTTAGTCATTGCCTCCGCTACCTCACTTCCAATGCTATTCGTGGGTATTTTCATGTTGGGATGTCAGACAGGCATAGCGCAGAACACCTTTGCTTCCCTGATAGCTGACTATGTACCGAAAGACATACTCGGCACAGCTTTTGGTATTTATTATCTGTTCAGTGGATTAGCTACGATATGTGCTGGTATATTCGGAGGGGTAATTGCTGAGGTTTACGGGATTAATCATATATTTATCATAAGTTTCTTCTTGTCTGCTGTGTCGTTGTATTTAGTTCATGTGTTTCAAAAGGTTAAATAAGATGACTAGAGCACCCATTTTATCTGAATTGACAACAAAAGCAGGTAAGATTGTTATCTTGGATACGTGGATGGAAAGAAGAATTTATCCTTTGCGCATAAATAGTATAAGATTTTGTAAAGCAAAGTGCGTATGTGGAAATGATTTTGTTGTAAATTATACCCGTCTTAAAACTGGAAAAACACATTCTTGCGGATGCTATAAGAGGAGACGGAACTCTTTTCTAAAATTCAAGCATGGGCAAACAATGTATAATAACATTAGATATAAGCTCAGCCCTACTTATAGGTCACACAAAGATGCGAAACAAAGTTGTTACAACAAAAATTCAAAGCGGTACGAAACTCACGGAGGCAGAGGAATCAAGGTCTGTGATGCGTGGATGGATTTTCATAATTTCTTAAAAGATATGGGTGAAAAGCCTTTAGGCTATAGACTCAACAGATTAGACAAAGAGGGCGATTTTGAGCCTGACAACTGTGAGTGGGTTAAAATTAGTAAAAAGAAAGGGCGGATAAGATGACAATATCAAACAAAACTGATGATTTGCTCAATATTATCCTAATGGATATTTCTAATTTAAGATGTCATTGGTCACAATTGCAAAATATTCTAGATAAAGATTCTGTTAGTTTTGAAATTTATCATAGTCTTTTTGAAGAAAGCTTAAAAAGCATGGAAAATGATATAGAGATACTTAAAAAAGCCATGGGAGTTTATAAATGAACGGTAAAACATATTTAAAAGAAGTAGTCGAAGTTTTGGAAAAAGACCATCTCTTATTAGAAATACTTGGAGATGTATTGTTATACGATCCTGGAAGCCCTGACATTCCTTATTCTACACCATTGATTCCTAGATGCTTGAGATTGGAACGCTTAATTGAATATTTATCTTCAAATGGCAATTCCGAATTCCCTTTTATACGAATTGTGGAGAATTAGATGACTAAATCTGAATTAATCGAGGCTTTGAAAGATTTTCCGGATGATATGAAAATTCGGATTGGAGTACATGATTCGCAAGGTGGAGCTTACGCCATAGACAAAGTTGTTTTTGATGGCTTGGTAAAATTGAGTCGTGGTGGTTTTTTCTTCAATGATGAAGAAGACTAAAGCTGAACTAATCGAGGCAATGAAAGACTTACCATATTGACTTACTGGGAGCAGTGGGTTTTGAACCCACGGGAGGATGTGCGCATCACCCTCCTCAGGTTAGTACAAATTACCTGACGCCTTAAGCCGCTCAGCCATACTCCCACAATAACAATACACCATATATAATAAACTGACCAAGCAAATCTCATTTTATCTGTCGCAAAACTTTCAATATTTGCGACAAAATTACCACTCCTGATTTAATTAGATTATTATTGTTGCAAATGTTACTTGCAAAAGTCATTAGTTATGCGATATGATTTGCGAAGGATGGCAATAACAACAATGAGGAAAATAAAATGAGTGAAGACAAAATAGAAATCGCATTCCCAGTTTTTTTGAGTAGTGAAGAAGCGCATCTTATTCTTCGAGCAATTTATATAAATGAATGCACATATCTTGGCCTTCCATTTTCGAATAAAGAAGTAAGTGACGATGATAAGCACTGGTTTGATACCAGGTATCAGAAAATTAAGGGCAAGCTTAATGCTATTATTCCACAATCAGATAGTGATGTAATGACTAAATCTAAGTTTGACCAAATGCTATCGAGAGAAGAATAATGCTAATCGGTTACGCCCGTGTTTCAACAACTGACCAGAATCTTGACATACAGTTAAAAGCACTTACCGAACATGGCTGTGAGCGTATTTATCAGGAAAAAGTCTCGGGAGCGCGTAGAGATCGCCCAGAGTTACAGAGGATGCTTGATCATTTACGACCTAATGATACCGTAGTCGTGTGGAAATTAGATAGAATTGCTAGATCAACTAAGAATTTCTTTGAAATAATTGATGCTATCAGATCATCAGATGCTTTGTTTTGTTCTATATCTCAGCCATGGGCGGATACTACCTCCCCTGCTGGCAAGATGATGATGACTATATTCGCTGGAATAGCCGAGTTTGAACGTGACTTAATTCGTGAGCGTACATCTACTGGTCGTATAGCTGCTTTAGAACGAGGCGTTAAGTTTGGCCGGCCAAAGAAACTTAATATGGAAAAGATGGCTCTTGCTATGAGACTGATTAAAGAAGGTAAGTCAGCGTCTGAGGTTGCTGGCACCTTTGATGTTAATAGGGCTACTATTTATAGATTGATTGAGAAGTGGAGGATTAGGTGAGTGATAAAAGTGAAGTAAGCGAAAAGATGGAAATTATAACTTCAAAGGCAGGCGAGCTTACTGTTCTAGAAACTTGGATGGGGGATAAATATATCCGCATCTGTAGAGTTAGATGTTTTTGCGGGAAAATATTTGAACCTCGATTGTTTAGTATTAGAAAAGGGCGCACAAAATCATGTGGGTGTTATCAGGTAGAAATGGTATCTAAATCCAATTATAAACACGGTCACAGTAACATAGGTAACAAAAAGCTTCATTCTAAAACTTATAGTACATGGTTTAATATAAAAAACATTTGTACAAATAAAAATGACCCTAAATACCCTAGAAATGGAGGCCGCGGGATTAAACTCTGTGAAGAATGGCTAAAGTTTGAGAATTTCCTTCATGACATGGGCGAGAAACCTGATGGTTTTAGATTAAAAAGACTTGATAAGGATAGAGGTTTCGAACTAGGTAATTGTAAATGGTTCCCTATTAAGAAGAAAGACGTATCGTAGAAGTTAGCAACTACTTGCCAAATCACACAATCGATAGTATTAATTAAATATGTCTAAAATTTTAAACGCCTTGATAGAAGAGATTTAAAATGTTTAAGAATATACTTCTTGTATTGGGTTTGCTGTCAACTGCAATTATATTGAGAAATTGCGTAGTTTTTCCAGAATGCAGCCCATGGGACCCGAGGTGTATGTGTGAATATATGTCAGAGGATGATTATGCACCAGAATAAACCTACAGCTCCGATCACTTATTCTAACGACAAGGGTGATAAGGTTTCTGTGGATGAAGATAATGGTATTGAGAGTCCACTAAATCTTACCCTAAAAGAGTTAGCAATCTTACAGACATGCCTTTATAGGTCTTATCTTAATTGTAATTGCAATCTGAACAAGGAAGTTTTGGGTAACATATTAGCCAAAGCAAAATACAATCTAAGAACATATGGAAAATGAGAATGACAATAAGCTCCCCCTCCCCTTTAACAATTGACGATCTAAAAACTATGCCAATAGCTGAAGTATTTAGTCTTGTCAAAGATATTGATAATGCTTGCAAACAAGCAATTAAAGACGTGAATGTGTATAGTGAAAATATGAAATTAATACACAGCTTCCTTAAAGATAACATGTCAGTTTAAATTAAGTTAAACTTTAATAAATATATTGATAATACTGTGATTCAATAGTATCACTATTGAATGATCGAAAAATTATGTGCGCTATCTCCCTATGAATTACTAGAATGCTTTAGTCAAGCAATCAACGAACAGGAAGTTGAAGATCACTTATTCTTTAAGAGTTATGTGCCTAACGAAAAGCAATTAGCTTTTCACGCTACTGGATTGATAGCTAAAGAACGCGCTTTCTTTGCTGGGAACAGGTGCGGTAAGACTCTATGCACTTCTGCTGAATGGTGTATGCATCTAACGGGTAACTATCCCGAATGGTGGAATGGTTATCGTTATGACAGACCAATTAATATATGGGTAGCAGGCGTAACAAATGCTGAAACTGCGCAGTCTCTTAAGACCTATTATATTGGTGATGTTGGCAAGGAAGGCTTTATCCATTCTAGCTTGATCGTCAAACAAGATAGACAGAAACATCTTTACTATATCCAGCATAGTTCGGGCGGCATTTCTAAGCTCAGGTTTAAATCTTATGAACAAAGAGGTGGAGCTTGGCAGGCAGAAACCCTTGATGGTATCCATCTCGATGAAGAACCACCTTCTGAAATCTACTCAGAAGCTATAACACGTACCGTATCCACCTCCCCTACTCATCATGGTATGGTTACAGCGAGTCTTACTCCACTCAACGGGGTTACCCATTTCATGCTTCAATACATGGAACGCATTATATGCGATGATAAGGGAAATGAGATTGAATCAAAACAAGTTTCCCCCGCCGAAGCATTAAACTCCAGGGTTTACATTTTAGCATCTCACGAAGAATCTCCCCACATTACTCCTGAAGAGTCCGCGCGTATATTATCGGCCTATTCGCCACATGAGCGTGAAGCACGCACAAAAGGCATCCCTGCAATGGGAAGCGGTCTTATTTATCCTGTTCTCGATTCTGAACTATTAGTTAGCCCATTTGAAATACCTGAACACTGGCCAAGATGCTTCGGTATGGACTTTGGATGGCATAACACTGCGGCAGTGTTTATGGCGCATGACCAAGACAATGATGTTGTCTACCTATGTGGCGAATACTTAGCAGGACATTTGACGCCAGACAAACATGCATACGAACTAATAAGACAAGGCGCAGGCTGGATGCCAGGCGCATACGACGGAGCTGGTGAGGGAGCTTTGCAGGATGATGGAGCCAATCTTGTCGATCTTTATGCTCAATCTGGAATAAGAAATTGGACTCCCGCAGATAAAAGATCAGTAGGAAAGGGTATTTATACTGTTCTTCAACGAATGGAGACTGGTAAACTTAAAATATTTACTACTTTAACTAAGTTAATGACAGAAAAGAGGATGTATATACGAGATAAAGAAGGTAAGATAAAAAAAGGTAATGATCACTTAATGGATGCTATGCGCTATGGTGTGGTGACAGGCTTACCGTTGGCTAGAGCAAAGAGCTCCACACTTAACAAGCTTCGAATCCCAATACCTGGTAGCTCAAGCGGTAGCTGGATGAGAATATAATGCAACTCTCAGAATCACGGCAAAAAGCGTTAAACGATGCTCAGATGCGCTTTGATGCCTTAGGAGGAAATCTCTTATACATTCAAGCAAGACAAGAACAGATTGGCAGCTTAAATTTTTACGACGGTGTTGGTCAATACGATCCAGAAATCCTAAAGATATTAAGCGACAGAGGGCAAGCGGCTATTGTTGTTAACAAAGTTAAAAGCATTGTCAAACAAGCTTCGGGGATGGAAATTAATACCCGAGGGAACTTTGCTTATAAAGCTCAATCAAACAATGAGCAACAAGAGCTTCTAACGCGAGCCATGACCCATTTTGGTTTTGCTGTTCAAAAAGACCAGAAATATTCCTACAAAGGTTCCTTGCGTTCTAGAGATGTTATGTCTTGCGGAATAGGATGGTCGAAGACAGAACAAGTAGGCAAAAAATTCATATACAATTATGTTCACCCTCTAAATGTTATTTATGATGCAAACGATTTATCACCTCAGCTTGAAAATATGACTGCTGTGGCGCAACTTAGATGGTTACCACCAGAGCAATTAAAAGCTATCTACCCCAAGTTTGCCAAACAAATAGAAGATATGAGCAATTCTAGCTTTGTGGATTATGGGAATTATTCGTCAGAATATTTCAACAGAACCTCTGCTTTCGTGCCTTTGACCTACAATATGGGAGGTAATGGTGCTAACGGCAGCCCTATTCAGCTTAACGAATTATACCATAAGGAACGACATAAGTTTTATTGGGGAATTGATCAATCAGGATATCACTTTGAAACATTCAGCGAAGAACATGCAGAGAAGCTTTCTGATAAGAAATCAGAAATTGAGCAAGAGTGGGGTACGCGTATTATGCGTACTGTTTTCTGCAATGATATATTGTTTGATTATAGCCCTTTGCTTCCATCCTTGCCTAATCAATCTGATTTCCCGCTTGTTCCGTGTGTCTGGGAGCGACGGACATGTGACGGTGTTCCTGTAGGCTTACTTGAAGAAGTTAAAGACCTGCAAAGGGAGCTTAACTATCGCAAGCTTAAAGAAATTATGTCTCTCAATTCCGTACGGGCTCGCATTGATGTAAATGCTATTCAAGGTATGACAGCAGATGAAATCAGAGCAGAATTAAGTCGTCCAGATGGCGTTCTCTTTACTACTGGTGCTGGTCAAGTTGATATTATCCCGAATATTGATATTTCAAACGCTATGATCAAAGCAGCAGAGCGTATTGATTATGAATTACAACAAGTTACGGGAATATACAGAGATTCTCTAGGTGATACATCTAATGCCGATAGCGGAATAGCTATACGAAGACGACAGATTGCTTCCGCTAAAAACTTAGCAACAGGATTTGACTCATTTCAATATGTAAAAGAAAGAGAAGGTAAGCTTCTCATGAACCTCATGCAAGGTGGTGGTTTGGAGAACATGCTTGTAAATATCGTGCTTGATGATGATGAAAAACAATCCTTTGTTATGAATCTTGTCCGTGAAGAAGATGGTAAAATATTAAATGATATCCGCACTATGCCAGCTGATATTTATGTTGAAATCACTCCGGATTATGATTCTTCTCTGGAAGAACAAAAAGAAATGATGATGCAAATTATGGCTAATCAACAAGCTCCCCTTTTATTACAAAATCCTTATATAGCTAAATTGATAGCTGGTCGTGATGCTAAAAAGCTTTCAGAAGCTATGGCATCACTTAATCAGCAACAGAATGCTCAACAAGCCGCTGCTAATGGGAACCCTGCGCCTGGAATTGACGATGCAGACATTAACCCTACTCAAATGGGAGCCATATAGGTGGCTGATTCTAATACGCTAAGGATTTTATCTTTAGATGGTGGTGGCACACGTGGGATACTGTCTGCAACATTCATGAAAAGGTTTGTGGAGTTATGGGGTATTAACCCAAATGAGATATGGAAGCATTTTGATGTCATTTGTGGAACAAGTATTGGTGGAATCACCGGATTAGGGTATAGCACTGGGCTTTCGCCAGATGAAGCGATAGATTTTATTAGAACTAAGTCCCCTTGGATATTCACTACATCCGGTATATTGCCTGGCATTAGAGCTACCACATTAGACAAACTTGCTACAATGATTCTTGGTGGCAGCTTCTATCCAAACGATAATTTAAAAGAAGAATTAGCAGATGAGTTTGGTGCAGACACTATGCAAGCTTGTCTTACAAACACGTTAATTTCAGCTTATGACTATACCACAGATACGCCTACTTTGTATTCTAACATAAACTTTCCAACATCTAGTGGGCAGGATGAATTAATAGCTAATGTAGCTTTAGCAACTTCTGCTGCTCCTTTGTATTTACCAAAAGCTCAATGGGCAGTAGGTGAAGGGACTTCGCATTTTTATCTAGATGGCGCTTGCATTAAGAACAATCCAGAAGGATTAGGTTATGCTCTTGGCAAAATAATTAAACCTGGTGCAAAACGAGTATGTATTTTGTCACTTGGTACAGGATTAGGAGATATCGGATTTCATACTGTTCCAGATGTCGTTCCACCTGATGAATCAAACATGTCTTTTGTCTTTTCTTTGCTGGGAATATTGATTTCTGGTGCGCAAGAAACGGATTCCGAAGTATTCAATCTCGTTGATCAATATTCTTTAGAACAATTGTACAGATATCGATTTCAATGCCTTTTGTCCACACTTGAAGACACTGAGATTGATAATTCATCAAGTGAATATTTTGACTATATGCAAGAGACCGCGGACGATTATTTTGATAACGACATAGTTAATATATCTAACTTTCTAGCTCATTTGACGGCTTAATCATGAAAAACATGCCTGGATTTACCGATTTTTTTATGTCTCCGGTTACAGGCAGAATAAACCTTTTTCAATTTCCAGATATACCAGATGATTATATAATCATTGGTGGGCTTGATGATCGCCCATATTTATCGCCCATTATTATTGATCTGCGTCTTGAAATCATAGAATTAAGAAATCGCCTATCAAGGACTTCTTTTATTTTACAACATGCTTCACCTAATTTTGATAAAGCTCAAGCGTTAGATGAGTTAATACCAGGTATTTTAAGGCATACAGATGGTGTTGTGTCTATTGCCACGCTGTCGCCAGGTAAACTCTGGATAGGGGATGATTTTGGTTATCCTACTGAAATAACAATCCTTCCATTAGCTAATATGGCAAATCTTCCTGAAAATATGGTTTGGGTAGGTGATAGCGGCAATCGTCCCGTTCCTTCTTTAACTATTCCCTCATCTTCTCTTCCACCATTGCCTTATCATCAAGTATGGCTTGGCAATGAAGATGATGTAGCAACACCAGTAGATCGTATTTGGGATGACGGTGTTGGAAACGGCAACCTGCCAGCTTATACCCCAACTGAGTACAATAAAATTTGGGTAATGGATGAATCTGGCGTTCCAATTCTTACAGATGATCTCATCACAATTCAAAATGAAATCGGCGATATTAACATTGAGATAGGCGATATCAATATAGAAATAGGTGACATTAATATTGAGATTGGAGATATTAACGTTGAGATTGGAGATATCCAAGTAGAGCTTGGTGACATAGAGATTCAATTAGGCGATTTGGTCATTGAGATAGAAGCCATTCTTGAGGTTATTGCTGAATTAAATATATCTGTGGAAGCTCTCGTTGAGGCTGTGGCAGTAATTAACACTCAAATCACCGGAATACTGACAGCTATTACAGATATTCAAACTGCAATAACAGGAATTTTGACATCAATCACGGATATTGAAGCAAATATCACAACAATATTTTCTTCTATAACAGATATTAATATAGCGCTTGGTGGTATAGACCTAAGATTAGACGGGTTGGATGTTAGTATTGATGGCTTGCAAGCGCAGATTGACACAAACATATCTTCAGGTCTGGATCACTTAGCAGATTTGCAAGGCCAAATTGATCTGGGTATTTCGTCAGGCATGGATCATTTGGCCACATTAAACGGTCAGATAGATGATATCAACATCCAGATAGCAGACCTCACAACGTCAATTACTGACATCAACACATCAATCACTGACATCAACACAGAAATAGCAGACCTCACAACGGCAATAGGAGATGGCACAGTTACTCTGATAGGTGATGTGACAGGTTCGGGCGTCGTAGGCACTCCTTTCGCAACGACATTAACAGTAACGCTTGATCAGGTGCCTTTAGCAACGGATGATATTAGCGCGAACATTAATAAAATTACTGATCTAGTTGACCCTGTTGATCCTCAGGACGCAGCCACAAAAAACTATGTGGATAGTGTCACTCTTGGAAATATTGAATTAACAGGGAATGTGTTAGGTGTAGGCACGGTTGGTACGCCCTTCAATACTGACCTAAACTCAAACATATTAACAACGACTGGCGATCAAACCTTCTCATATCCTAGTGCTTCTTCAAGTAATGCTTTTGCTCTTATTAGTACGTTTACACCCACCATTTTAACCCCGGGGAATTTGGAATTTACACTTGAAAATTCTATAGGATCAGGGTACGGCGCGCATCTTACCTCCTCACATTCCGGTGGGACTTTCCCAGACGGCGTATATGAATTTCACGCTTTTACGTCTGGGGGTAGCACTCGGCTTTACAAAGCTACAGCTGATCTGTTTCTATTTGATATTCCCGTCACGATGACGACAGACATGAGTATGGCAGCGAACGAGATAACCAATCTATCCATGGCTGGTAGTCCCGCTGGAACAGATGCAGTGAATGTTGATTATTTAAATTCACAGATAGGAGCAAAAACTCTTGATCTGCAAGGGCATGTTATCGGTAGTGGTACATTAGACAGTCCTATAGATACATTATTAAATGATGATATTGAAATTCAGGTCGACCGACAAACTTTTGAATTCCAAGCTACTGATGCTGTATCTGAGTTTATGATAAAAAATAACTGGCCATATACTACAGCTGATCCTAGCTTTAATAACGTTTGGATGACGAATGCGGATGATAATGGATACATCCTTTCAGTCGAAACGGATTCTGACGTTCCTAGTGATGGAGAATTTTATTTAAGACAAGCTGGTTTAGAAGTTGTGCCTCTTTTGAGCGCTTCTTATGAAAATGGGGTTAAATTATTTGTTCCTTTAAATTTGCAATCTCATAAAATAACCAACCTGCTTGATCCAACTGCTGCTCAAGATGGGGCTACAAAAAATTACATTGATACAAAAACATTAAATACATTCGCTGCCCCTGTCGCGAATGTGAGCATGGACAGCTATAAAATAGTAAGTCTTTTAGACCCTACGGCTGCTCAGGACGCAGCTACAAAGAACTATGTTGATACTCGTTCTATTACCCTAACAGGTGCGGTCACTGGAAGTGCTGCTTTAGGTTCCTCGTTATCAACGACATTAACTACAGTGCTGAACAACATCCCTGCTCCTGAAGGCAATGTGAGCATGAACAGTTTCAATATAATAAATCTTTTAGACCCTTCGTCAGCTCAGCATGCGGCTACGAAGAACTATGTTGATACTCGTTCTATCACCCTCACAGGTGCGGTCACTGGTACGGCAACTCTTGGCTCGTCTCTAGCAACGACATTAACTACAGTACTGAATAGCGTACCCGCTCCTACCGGCAACTTAAGTTTAAACAGTAAAAAAATAACTAACCTGCTTGATCCAACTGCTGCTCAAGATGGGGCTACAAAGAATTATATTGATACAAAGACATTAGATACGTTTGCTGATCCTGTTGCGAATGTGAGCATGAACAGCTATAAAATAGTAAGTCTTCTAGATCCCACGTCAGCTCAGGACGCAGCTACGAAGAACTATGTTGATAATGGTGCTCCGTATTTTTATGCCATTATGGACAATTTTACGACAAACACAACTCTGGCCGCTACTACCGAAACAAAAATAAACGGTATAAGCCTATCAGCAGATAGGAGCTTTACTGATACCGCAGATAACACTTTTAGATATGATGGAACGGTAACAAGGCAATTATGTCTTACAGCTTCAATATCGTTTAGAATAAATGCAACTGCTAACGTTTATATTATTATTGTTAAAAATAGTTCGGTAATTTCATATTTCGGGGGATTACCATGCACAAGTGGCGTAATAGCCGACATTACGGGTTCTGTAATTACTTCAGCGGCTACTAACAATACATTTTCTGTATATGCTTATTCAACTGGTGCATGCACCTTTACACTTTTGTGGTCAACATTTGTATGTACTGCGATATAATTAAAAGCACTTATTTAAAATATTAAATTAATTAATGGTTGATATTTGGTATTATGTTTGTTAATTTTAGTAAAATTTATTATTTTATTTAACTTTTATTGGGAGTTTATTTATGAGCGAGAAAAAATTGGCTACAAATCCTTTGGAGTACATGGAAGAAGTCCGCAAGAATTTGCTTGATACTATTTGTGAAAATGAGCAGAGAGAAGAACGGTTCGTTAGCCTGTCTGAAGAGGAAAGAGCAATTTTGAAATCAGGCATCGAAAATTGCAATCAAATCATTGCGATTCTTACCGAAGCTAAAGCTTAATTCATGAATTTACCTAATCCACAAATGTTGGCTGATTCTCAAGCAATACTCACATTTTCACAAGCCATTTCACTTGTTGCAAATAAGTTTGTTAATGAGCATGAGATTCAGCCTGAAGAGAAACAGATACTTAAAGATTATTTATCTGATAATATTTCTGCGTCCAATAAAATTATTGAGCGGTTAAAAGAAATTCTTGGCTAGTCCATATCAATACCCCTGGGTTAATTTTTTTTCAGACCCAACATCAGCTATCGATAGCACACCTATTCTCATATGTGGGAAAGCGCACACAAGTATTATCGATAGCATCTTTGTGTGTAATACGACAGACCGAGATATTTTCGTCGATGTATTCAAGTTGTCTGAGAGAAACCTTACCCCAATAACAACGTATCGAAAAAGAAAGTTTCTCATTCCCGCGAATGGGAGTGCGGAACTTATTACAGCCAACCAGGAAGATTCACTTCTAATTTTAGAAGCGGGCGATCTCTTGTATGCAAATTCTGATTTTTCAGGGAATACATTTGATTGCGAGGTATCTGGTAGGCAATTATTAGAGGATTAAAAATGACAGAAGAAAATAACGTTCCTGCTGAACAAGAATTTGATTTAGATAGTGCTTTTGACCAAGCCTTCGATAAGGCAAACAATTCAAATAAGTTTTTAGAAGAAGTCGCACCAAAATCTGAAAAGAAGGAAGAGTTGTCTCAGCCTATAAAAGCTGAAGAAGAAGATGAAGAAGATGAGCCGGAGCCAGTCGTTGAGAAAAAAGAAAAACCGTCTGATAAGAAAGCTGATGCTGAACTTAAAGTTGCGTTTGATAAGCTTGAGAAGAGTTATAAAGATACTCAAAAAGCTTTTCATGAAGATAGAAAGAAACTTTCTGCATATAAAAGAGCCATTCGATCATTTGTAGAAGAAGGTACCCTTACAGATGATGAAGCTGAAACATTATTGGATCATGTGCAATTTGAAAACTCACCTGATATTGAAGAATCTACTACATCATCTTCTAATAATGTCTCCGGTCTGGCTAAATATGCCAAGACTATTGATAAAGAGCTTCAGATTATGCGGAAATACTCTTCCAACCCTGAAGAGATTGAAATAAACACACAAGCATTCCAACATTTATTTGATACATCATCTTGGCAAGAAAAGAAAAACATACTAGATGAGCTTTCTGGTTTTGAAGATGACGATGTTGAACTTACAAAGCAAATGTTGTTACTCGGTGCTCAACATAACAATGAAGTGTATTCAGAAATACATGAGTCGGGCGGAGTTAAGCAATTAAAAGAAAAGTATATCAATGAAATTGAAACATTAAAAAAAGAACTTGATAAGTATAAGAAACAATGTAATAAGTTAAAGGAGAAGTACGAGGATTACAATGAACCTACGGCGGTTTCTGTACCGGGTGGTTCCAATACTCCAAGTTCTTCAAAAAGTGATGCTGTTGACATAGATGCTGCTTTAGATTATGCATTCCGTGGAAAATAGCTGGATTCTTAGTTCGCAAGTGCGAAACGAAACCTAGGTCACTTTTCATTACTTAAAGACGCGAAATCTCCTATAAGGACGACACCAGTCCTAGCCTTATAGCCAGACGTACCTTAGCTGGAAGTAAAGATAAATAAATTAGCTACCTACTATATGTAGGTGTTTTTATTAATTTTTGCCAACTGAGGTACTATTACTATGGCTTTCACTCCATCATCTCCTAACGCATTTGACGTTAATTTAATTCCACAAGAAGTTCGCAATAAATACTTCCTTGAAGTCTTAATGCAAACAAACCTAAATCGTTTCATGGGTAGTTCTGAAACTTCCATGATTCAAATCGTACGTAAAGAAAAAGGCACTGGCCTAACTTCTACTTTCGCTCTTGCTAAAGACATTGACTATAAGCTTGAAGGTTCAGGATATGACCAAATTTCAGGTAAGGGTCAAGAACTTAAGTTCTACGAAGATACAATTGACATTGATTTAAAGTGGCATGTTGACAAATTACAAGGTACACAACTTGTCGGTTTGACTACTCCACTTGATATCTATGGACGTTTAAAGCCAGCTCTTGTACGTGCACATGCTCAAAACTTAAACTTTCAGATTCTTAAGTCTGCTACTTTCGGAAGCTACCCTGCATTTACTGCTGGACCTGTTGCTGACCGAGTCATGTACGGAACAAGTGGCACATATAACGCAAACATGATTACTGCTGCTGATGCATTGGCTGGTTCAACCGCTGCAACTGGTGGTGTGTCTGTTGCTGGTATCATGGCTCTTCGTGATATGGCCGTTAATGGCGGCACATCTTATGCTGCCAACAAAAAACTTACTCCATATATGCTTAAGAGCAACGAAGGCACTCCTGACCCATACTGGGTATATATGCTTTCTACTGCTGCTTACAACTCATTGCGCAATGATGAAGATTGGGAAAACTTCGTATATCGGGGAACAATCGAAAGTGCAAATCAGCCAAGCCGGATCAAAGGTTCTTTCTTCAAAGGTCAGATCGAAAACGTCTTGATTTATGAAGTTCCAGAATTGGGAGATTTCAAATTAGGTACAGCTCAAGGGTTTGCTCGCGATAACGCATGGAACTTGTTTTGTGGAGCGCAAGCTTTTGGTGTTATGTGGCATGGTTCTCCTTGGTTCGCTCAGGAAGTTACAAACATGGGTACATGTATTGAAATGGCGCGCCTTGAATTCCGCGGTCAAAAATCAATTAAATTCCCGTCTTACAGAACTTCTGATGCTGGCGTGAGCATTGAGAATGGCATCATTCATCACATCACACGCTTAACAGCTGCTTAACTTTAAGAAAGGAATTTTATTATGACTATGACAGTACGAAACGTAGAGTTAGAAAATCCATCAGCAGTCAATCCTGTTGTTGCTGGTTCTGCAACTACAGCAATTGGTCAAGATTACTCTGGGATAATTGTTAGACGGTATTTAACCGCTGGCGACATCGGAACTGCTGCTGGGCAAACACAGCACGCAGCTGGGATGATCTTTGGTGAGATCTATGGTGGAAACGTTAAGGGTGTTACTTCTCTTCAAGTTTTCCGTCCTACAGGTGCAGAAGGATCATTAACTTATCTGATGAACTCTGTAACCAACGTTCCTTTTAAGCCTGGATTCTCTTTTTCAACATCGGGCGGTATTTCAACATTACGCTTGAGAGATGGTGGGGCAACTACAGGTCTACTTGCTGATGGTGACATGGTTGTTATGACTGTTGAAGTTGGCAACTCCTAGTTATTTCAGGGGGTAGGTGAAAGCTTACCCCCATTTTTTAAGGTTATCTTAAATGGATGTTTCAAAAATCCTTAAGCTCCTTGCTACGTTAAGCATCGGATTAGACGACCCCCAAGAGAGCGATATTGTTGTTTTTATGCAATATATCAATCTAGCTTATTTCGAATTACTCCAATCTGTCCTTACTGAAAGCCCCATTGTTGTCAAATTGCACGAGCAATTGGATTGCACCAACGGCGTATTATCCGCCACATCTCAATCAATTTTTATCCCTAAATCTGTTTACGATATAGCTACAAATGTTCCTATGAGCGGCACAACTGAAGAAGATATTTTAAAATTTGATCCAGCTATAATAAAAACTGGGAATCCTCAAAAATGGTATTATGCCAATGGGGTTATTAACACTTACCCTTTATCTACAAGCGCTGTATCTGCAGGTGGGGGTTTTGGTATTCGCTATATTGCTGAGCCTGCACCATTGACCGAATTGTCTTTAAGTTCAGATATATTAATACCTGCTTCATATCAACAAGTTCTAGCTGATGGTGCAAGTTATTATGTATTCCAATCTGAAACTGGGTTTAAAGATCAAAACAAAATGTTATTAGCCCATGACAAATGGGAAAATGGCAAAAAGAGATTGTTTTCTTATATGAAAAATATAAGCGGCAAGAAACATTATTCAACTTATAGTCCTGTCTGATGATATACGAAGCTGGATATAGCATCATCGAGCTTTACTCTGCCACTAAAGGCATGAACCAGAACATGTCGCCTAGTATGATCTCGGGTGATTATTCCTATTATATCGAAAACGTAATGCCTGAATCATTGGGCGAAGGAACCGTCAGATACGGGACATCTCTTTTCTCTGATGTGACACAAGGAAATGTGCAAGACAAGCCCATCAAGGCGTTTCCTTTCTCCTCGGAAGATGGTTCGAAGCAACAGGTATTGTATTTTAACGGTTATCAAACGTTTTCTGTTGTTTCTAACCTTAGAATTATTTCGACAAATCATATCAGACTTACAAGTGTTAATTATAACCTCTTCAAACCTGATACACTGTTGCAATTAAGATACAGGGATAAGTCTGGATTATCTGCTGTATCAACTTATGAAATCAAAAACCTAACCTCTGTCGGCGTCAACACAATCGATATTGAGGTTGAACAGAACAGTTTTGCCGAAAGCCTAACTGATTTCTACATTGATTCTCCTGGGACACCTGATCCTGTATATATTTCATCAACTCAATTCAGCATAACTGTTCCAGCGGATTTTATCGCCAGCTTGTATTATTCTGTTGGAGGATTTTTAAAATTAACCATTAATGATGAAGATACCATTTTAACAATTGCAGGAGTTAACACAGCCACTCCTGGACAAATAACCTTTACGACTACCGGGAACCCCATACCTGGTTTCAGCGACCCTGACACGGTCTCTTTAAGCTTTGAATCGTCAACGCCTGAGCTATCGGTTATTTTTAACTCGTATGGCTATATCAAGGTTTTAGATATTGCCACAGACACCATCTTAGCTCCGACTCTTACCAATCTGTCCGTTGCTTGCGTCCCAAGAGCGGAGTTCTTTGCTAAGAAGTTATGGATTTGTAATGGCGTTGATCCAATCATGACATGGGATGGCGCAGCACTTGAAATCTATGAAGAGCAAGTAAAAGATAACGTACAAACATTTAATAGAATTGACGCTAGGAATTTCTCATTTATTGTTGATGGGTCTTTTGACATCAGTAAATACCAAGTTGGGGAGACTATTCACTTAACTGTTGCAGGTGTTGGTTACGATCTTGTCATCTCTGCCATTATCCAAGCTGGTAACCTTGTCACCATAACAACTACGGCTGACTTACCCGCCTTTACTGGAGCTAGCAGGGTCGAGCTTTTCTATTTTGATAGACCTCCTCACTTTAGTTATATGAAAGCAGCTCATGATAGACTGTGGTGCCTTGGTGCTGGTGCCGTAAGCTTAAGTTATAGAATACCTGACTTGGCAATGAGATTTTATTATTCTTATACACCATTTAGTGATGAAGCTCCTTTTAGATTCTTTAATGAAAAGACAAAGACGGTTCCCAGTGAAGACATTTCAGCAAAGCACGGAGTGGCAGATAACCTAGAAGCTATTGTTGATATTTCTGGCAAGCTTGTGTTTATGGGTCGTCAAAAGTCTCAAGTGTGGCAAGGGATTGATCCACTTACGAAAGGATCGTCTGATTATTTCTCTTGGAGCTCAACAATTCCTGTTGGTGTCTATCATGGCGATCTTATCGTAGAATTAGCTAACGACGCACAGTTTCTCACCCAAAATGGTTTTGTGTCTTTTGGCACGCTGAACATTGCAAGACAGTTCGCAGCCGCAAATAATGAGAATATGGACAAGCTGGCCTCTGAGCATATAAACACCATAAATACTAACTTACAGTACCGATCTTGCCAGTCGTTTAAATATAATAGCGGAGGCTTTTGTGGATTCAAGATAGGGCAAAACAACGTTATCGTTTCCAAGTACCACACTTCGTTCTACTGGTGGGGAGTGTTCTCTGGTGATTTCGCTAATTCCGCCTGTTTCCTTTCTACCTTGGATGACTGTCTATATTTATACATTGGTTCCAAAATATATAAGTATGCCGACGGTTTCGGCAATTCTCCAATTCTTTATGGCGACCGGAATGGCACCAGATTCATAGATTTCATTGAAACAAAATATGTAAACAATATTAAAAAACGTTACTCCAATAAAAGATATGAAATAGAATCTGAATATTCGTCTAGTTTGATAATTAATCCTGACAATATAGTTAATGTCTATATTTCTGGAAACTTGCGTGATACATTTACAATACAAGATATTTACAGTTTGCCATTTAGAGGAGATGTTTTAGGAACTATAAATCTAGTAGATGGTAGCAAAGCAGGGTCAAACCCAAACAACCCAAGTGAGACTGCTATAGGCATGCGTCTTGACTCCCCTTCTCATCCCATAAAGGGAAGACTTCAGTTCCTTAGTAACAATTTCTCGGTAACCATTGTTGGAAAAATTAAAGATGGACCTTTCAGTTTACGAAAGATTCGTTTGTTTGGCGTTGTGGAAAGGTAATTTTAATGGCTCATGATTTTCAAAGACCGAATTTACCACACCCCACTGAGTCATTACAGAATGATAAGAGATATCAGTTAATTACTCGCACTAATAATCGCCCCGCAACCGATGTTATGTTTGATACCGACTTTAACTACGTCATTGACGGATTAAGGCTGCTTGACAGTGATATTGCAGGTATTGAAGCCGGTATTTTACAAGGATCGGATAACCCAGATAATGCAAATTTGTTGCTTACTACTGATGGTGAAGGAAATATTTCATGGATAGATATTTCTGATGTTAACATTCGCGCTAGCTCAATAACGGGGAGCAAACTTTTTCCTCAAGCAATATCCGTAAGAGAATTGGGTGATGGGGCAACTACTGTTGATAAGTTAGCGCCAAATTCCGTCTCAACAATAAAAATTTTAGATTTTAACGTAATAGCTAATAAATTAGCTCCCGATTCGGTTCTCACAGACAAGATCGCTGATCTCAATGTAACAGCTGAGAAGCTGGCGGCTAATTCTGTGTCCACAGATAAGATCGTTGACCTGAATGTTACGACCGCAAAAATCGCAGATGCTAACGTTACATTAGCCAAATTAGCGCAAGAAGTTTTGGATAGGCTGGTTCCAATAGGGACAATCGTGGAATTTGCCGGAAGTACTGGGTTCCCTGCGATGTGGTTAGAATGCAATGGGCAAGCTGTTAGCCGTGCAACTTACGCCACATTGTTTGCTAATTTGGGCACAGTATATGGGGTCGGAGATAATGCAACGACATTTAATCTGCCCGACAAAAGAGGTAGATCGTCGGTAGGTA